CCAGAACGGTCGTTATTAACAAGTTTTTCGAGCATTTGCTCTAATTTATTGTCTGCCATTGTTCTCTCCTATATTTTTGATTATATGTAAGGCTGTCATTATTATTTACACTATGTTTAATAAATGCATGGGAAACGGCGTCAAAACGACCCGTTTGCTCGCAAACCGTTTAAAAATCATAGTATCTTTTAAACTCACTAACTTTTATGTGAGATAAATTCGTACACTTCTTTAGCTGTTTAGGCACAAAATCGTCTCCGTCGGCTACGATTCTAATGTATCTTTTGCCTTGATGTGCATCACATGTTGATGCTGTTTGCCTTTCCCAGTTTCCAAAATATGTTGCAGGTTCACCTTGTCTTTTATAATTGTGCGTTCCTGCATATAAGTTATTTACCTTACTACGGTTACCTTGAGTATCCATTATTCCATGAAAATCCATACCTAACATATAAATTGTATCATGTGCATGTGTACTTGCTAACCATAGTGCTGTTGGACCACTGCTCCACCCTTTACTAGGACTAAAGTAATTAAATCCTTGGAAAGAATGAAATTGTTTATTTGGATTTGTCCAAACTTCATTTTCCATTTGCCATTTACTTTGATTAATCTCAAGTATCATTTTTACATCAACTGCAACTAGATAGTGCGGTTCAAAATGCCTAAACATTGCATTACATGCATATACTTTTCCGTAATTTTTAAGTGGATATAAATCTATGTCTTTGCGGCTTTCACCATTACCTATAACAAAGGCTACAGTCATTCTACAATGTCCTATATTTCAGGTTGTGCTTGAATACCGTACATTTGACGTACAAATGCTAGTTCTTTTTGTGTTTCTTCTTGATGTAGCTCTGATGCTTTTCGAGCTTTGTTAATTTGACGTAGTGTTAACCGTGTTTTACGTGTATCGTCACGATTTACAACGCTATGGTCGTCAGTAGCATCATAACGTTTATCCTCAATAGGATCAATTGTTTCTTTATCAAAATAAAATAATTCTCTAAGTATCATGTAAGTATTTATGCCGTAGGCGTTTCTGCGCCAGCATCTCCTCCTGCATCTGGGGTTGTTACTGAATCTGGTCCACTTGTTTCACCTGTTACAGTGCCTTCAGTATCATCCATTGGTATATCTTCGCCGCCTGCTAAGTCGCCTTCGATACCAGCACCACTAATACCAGCGCCACGCATTTCAGCACTTGCATCTGTTGGAGCAGTTGACAGAGTTTCGTCGTTTTCTTGTTTCCAATAACGTTCGTTCTCTGCTACTTCTGAATCACTCATTCCTAAGAAACGTTTCATAGCATATCTATTACTAATAAACGGAATAGTTTGAATCTGTGCAAACGTACCAATACGTTGATTGTCTAATTCACTTTGTCTATAACTTGCAAAGTTTTGTGGTGGTTGAAATAATAAATCAAACATTGCAATGTCAATGTTAATACCTTTTTCTATTAGATAACGTTTAAATTCTTGGTTAAACACTTCAGCAATAAGGTTCTGTAAACGCTCGCAATACTTGTTAAAGCGTAGTTCTTGTATGTATGCAGTACCTACTCTACCGTCACTAAATGAACTTTGAGCATCATCTTGTGCCGCGGCTGGCAAATAACTACTTGGAATACGTAAACCTCTTACTAGTTTGTTAGTAAAGTATTTTAAATCATCAATCTCACCTAAGTTAGTACCGCCTGGTAACGTTTCAACTTTAGATCCACGTCCTTCAGCAGTTTGTGGAAAGAAATAATCTTCGTTAGTTGATAAAGGATTATAAGCACTGTCAATAACACTTGTGCCGCCACCTGTTTTACTAGGAATACGTCTTTGATGAATTTCTGTTTTTACTCGCTCAACAAATTGCATAGCTAAGTGACTTGGCATGTTACCAACATCAACATAAAATACTCTACGCTCTGGAGCTCTTTGTGTTCTGTAAATAATAATAGCATCTTCAAGTAATTCTTTTTGTTTGTATACTTTAAATATACCTTCTAATAGAGAATTACCAAAAGGTGCATTGTTGTCTAAGCCTTCACTTAAACTTAAATGTACCATATGCTTTGCGTCAATTGCATGTTCTTTAGTTTTATCGTGACCAAAGCGTCCTGCACTTGCACCTGATGTTTGTGTGTTTCCAACCATACCACGAACGCCACCAGTTAAGTAACCGTCGCCACCGCCTGTGGCATTGCCGTTAGTAGTGTAAGGTGTTGTTGCTATGTTGTCTACAAAATTTAAATTAAGATCTCTTACAATATATTGTTCTGGAGTCTTACCTTCTGATTCATTAACAATAATACTTGAAACTTTTGCAGGATCAACATGATGCCATTTTTTAGTTTCAGGATCTCTAATAAAGAAAGCATCACCAAACTTAAACACATTACGTATAATTCTAAACATACGTGTGTTAAAGTTATTAAGTTTAGTCCATTGCTGTAAATATTGCTCTAAAACTTTTACTTCAGAATTAGTAGCCATCTTTTTAAAATCAATACTAAAACTTGTTTTATTAATAAGGTTTTGTTGTGAGCAAAATTCAGCTAGAATATCTAAAGCCGCATTAACTTCACTATCTTGATCCATAGTATTGTATTGGCCGTAACGCTCTACTCTATTAGGAGCGCCTGTGTATACATCAGGAAGAAAACTTGAATAATTTGATCTTGCTGGTCCTGGTTGGGATCCTTGTCCCATACTTAAAGGACTACGTGTCCCTGCTTCACCTTCTACAGGTGTAAAATATCTTTTCCAACTCATATTATTTCTTTCCTAACGCCCATTAATATTACCATTTAGTTTTTGAGTAGCTTTTTTGGTATCTTTATTAACATTAATTAATTCTTCTAACTTAGTACTTATCGAATCCCACCAACTACTTTCATCTGTATTGGCTTCCTTTTTAGTGCTTAACTCGCCAAGGACCGCCTTCATTTCTTTAGTAGTTTCACTACCTGCCACTACTTCTTGTGCTGTAGGATTCTTAACGGTATCTCCGGTTGGTGGATCATTTGCACCAATCCCTAGTTTACCTCTTGCCCAATCACCTAGTTTACCATCAGGTAAAGCACCACCAATAAATGCTTTAATAGATTCCCAACTAAACAGATTACTAAATCCGTCAGTAACTCTTTTCCAAGCCGTTTGAATTTTTAACTTAAGATTTTCTACACTAAAGAATTGTTTTATCTGGTCCCAATCTATGAACATACTAATACCAGCAATAAGTAGTCCAGCAATTTTCACCCAAGGGTTCATTTTTATTAGGGTCTTAACTAACATCTTAGTAATAGCAATACCAAGTTTTGCGAATCCTATACCAAGTAATAATGCACCAAATGCTTCTTTTAACTTTGGTGCAATGTAGTCCGAAAAGAATTTTCCAGGGTCAGTAAATAAATTGGTAAAGAATTTTTTAACAGCTGGACCATGCGTTTTCCATAAAACACTTATGGTCTCTATTATTTCTCCCATTACTTTAAACAATCCGCCTTCACGTTTACCAGTGTTTCCACCTGATCCGCTTGGTGATCCTTCATATGCCTTTTTGCCTAGGAACATATCTTTAAGGAAATCTATTACATTGCCAATTCCTTTTTTCATGTTAGTAATGCCATCACCTTTGAGCCATTCCCATGTTGAATTCAATGATGGTAGGATTTGATCTTTAAATATCTTACTAGCCTCTTTATACATTTTTTGAGCTTCTTCGGTAGTAGGAAGAAAGCCTGCAATGTCATCTGATAAAGTTTTAAATATTCCACTGTCAACTATTGCCGCTTGTATGTTACCTTGTACAGTTGCTACTGTCTCAGCAAACGTACCCATCTTTGCTGTAATTGCATCGCGTTTAGCTTGTTCTTTTGCTGTAGATCCGTCTATTGTTTTTTGTACTTTTTGTATAGAACCAATAACGCCAAGCATTTGGCCTGTACTACTTCCTGCTTTTTCAGCGGCCTGTACACCTGCAATACCCAGGGTATTTGCAAACTTCATACCGTCTTTTGCAATTCCTGCAACAAAGTTGTTTGCTTGTTCAGCAGTCATGTTCTGAAGATTTGTAGCTTGGTTCCTAAACGTTTCGTTGTTGGCCATTAACTGTTTTGTCAATGGATCGTTTGCAACTCCGTCTGCCATGTCAAGTAATGCCGCTTCTAATTCTGGAGATGCCGCCGCCATTTGTTGTAATCTTAAACCAAATTCTTCACCATGTTTATTAATTGCCATTTGGCGTTTAATATCTAGGTTCTTGGCTTTCATTTCATCTTCTAATGACTTACGACTTTTACCTGTAAGTTTTGAGATCTTATCAAGTTCACTTGAATATTTTAATGAGCCATCCATTAATTGTTTGTCTGTCATAAACTGTCGTCTACCAGATGTTTGCATCAATTCACTATAGCTTATAAAGTTTTCGTTTAATTCTGCAGATGTAAATCCTATTTCTTGTAGTCTCGTACCTAAAGGGCTTTGTCTAAGTTCTTTTGATAATCCTGCAAAACGTCTTGCACCATCTCCTACTGTACTACCAAATATACGTAGGCTCTCACTTTGTTGACTAACTAGTTCGATAAAATCTTGTTGTGGTATTGCCGCTTGCCCTGCAATTCTAGTAATCTCAAACATATTGTTACCAAAACTAGCACCAGTTTGTGTAAGTTGTCTAAAACTATTAATTTGTCCATCTAACACTTCAGATAGCATTCCTAATCCTGGAATAGGTAAGTGTTTAGTAAAATCAGATAATTGTTGTCCGCCAAATGCTAGTTCTTTTGCTAAACCTGCACCTGACCCTACTACTGCTCCTACGCCCGCTACAAGAGTATTAAGTATTCCGCCTGCAATACTGCTTAGTCTACTACCAAAGCCTTCTACTTCTTTACTAGCATCGTTAGTTTTATCAGCAAAGTTTTTAGAAGCTTTACTTGCTTCTTTACTAGGAGCGCCGCCGCCACCACCGCCACCTTGTTGACCTGTAGGGGTTTTGCCTCCTACAGCTTTAAGTATGTCTCTGAGAGTTCTCTCTGATGCCGCGTTTTCAGCTGTTACTTCTCCAATACCCGGAATATCAATTTTTACTGCCATTTATTAAGTACTCACATTATGTATAGCTATAAATATGTATGCTATTACAATAGTATTTAGCAGGAGAGATAAACATGGTAGATAATAATATGAATCAAGGTATGCAAATGGGTATACCTCAGCAACCGTCAGCAGATAATCCGGCTCAGCCGCCAATGTCTCCGACACAAGCTCAACCAACGCCGGTACAAACACCAGTTGGTAACCCATTAGTTAAACATTTAAGACAACCTAAGATCTATATCAAGTTGCCAAGCGAAGGACAATATTGGCCACATAACTCTTTAGCAAAAACAGAAACAGGTGAATATCCTGTATATGCAATGACAGCTAAAGATGAGATTACGTTTAAAACACCAGATGCGTTATTAAACGGTCAAGCAACTGTTGATGTTATTCAAAGTTGTATGCCAGACATTAAAGATGCTTGGCAAACTCCTAGTATTGACTTAGATGCAATTTTAGTTGCTATTAGAATGGCTAGTTTTGGAGAGAAGCTTGATATGTCTGCTAATGTTCCAGGAACTACGATAACTAAATCCTTTCAATTAGATTTGCAAACAATTTACGACAACTTAACTAATACAGAATACACTGATACCTTTCAAATTGATGGCTTTAGAATTCAAATAAAACCAGCAAGTTACAAGATGGTTACTCAACAGGCTATTAAAGCATTTGAAGAACAGCGTATTTTTACTACAGTTAACGATGACAGCATGGAAGACTCGCTCAAACTAGAACGTTTCCAAAAAAGTTTTTCAAAGTTAACTGATATTAATATTAATGCTGTTGTTTCTAACGTAGTTGCTATCCAACCTGATGGCGCAGACGAAGCAGTTACTAATCCAAAGTACTTAAAAGAGTTTTTAGAGGGTGCTGAAGCAAAAATATATAATCAAATTGCTGATTATATTAAAACTCAAAAAGAACGATTTGAGCAAAAGCCGTTAGTAGTAGACGCAACACCTGAAGAAATTGAAGCTGGTGCTAGTAAGACTTATGAAATACCGATTGTATTTGATCAATCAAATTTTTTCGGCTAAGGATCTTAACATGGCCCCTCGATAAAATACTATCTGAGGTTAAGGTCCTCGAAAACGAGGTAAAAGAAATCAAACATAGTATTATGAAACTAGTTTGGTGGATGCGTGGCGGGCTACAGCTCGATGACGCATACTTGTTGGGTCGCGAGGATCAAGAAATATTTAACGACATCATTAAAGAAAATTTAGATACTGCCAAAGAAATTGGACAGCCTTTTTGGTAGGATTATTTTTTAAGTAAAGCTGGTTTGCCAGATATTTTATACCCTGCATTTTTAACTATATCAATAGCCTTTTCAACATCAGATTGTTTGCTTGCTTTAGCTTTAGGAGCATCTGCAGAATCTGGAGCGTCTCCGTATGCACTTTTCTTAACTGCACCGCTTTTAGCTAAGTTTGCTTGGAAGCCTTGTTGTACGAAACGTTTAATCACTTTCATTGCTTGACCTTTTGAAAGTTGCATATCGACTTCCATTAGTTGTGATTCAGAATACATACTTTGATTCATTTTGCCGCCTGCAAGATCTAAATTGCCTTGTGCACCTGGAGGAGTTAGTCCAGTATCTTTGGGGGCTAATTTTTGTTTGAGTTTGCTTGCCGCGCCAGTAACTTTAGCACCTGCTGATTTTAAACCCTTACCAACTTTTTTAGTTGTTTTCTTAAGAGAACGCATCATGCCAGGATCTTGATTAATATATGCCATTACTGCACTAGGTTTGCTTATAAAGCCTTTAGCTACTAAGAAATTAGCTAATCCTTTAGCTGTTAGACCTTTTTGTTTAGGGTCTTGCTTGCTTACTGCAAAGTAGTCTTGAAAAACGCTTTTAACTTCTTTGTCTAATTCAACATCTAATTGTGCCGCTTTACCCATGCCAGTATTTTTACCTAGCGTTCTTTTTAAGAATCTAACAGGACCTTCATCAACTTGGTCTGCTTTCTTAGATTCTACTAAAATGTCATATACTTTCATAGTTTAACTCCCGATTAATTATATTTATACTTTTTAACGCATAATTACTTAGTAAATAACTCTACATGATAACAAAATATCGAATATTGGACAATCTTAATAATGAGATTGATATTGTAAACAGTATTGACGAAGTACAGCAATATATAGAAACAATGCGTAATACACAGCCTAATCTCGAACTCAAATATGAATCGTTTGAAGTTAGTAGTGTTAAGTCAGGTTTTGGAAGAGATCCTGATCTACACTAAATAGTTCTCATGTGTTCACCTATAACTTATTTCTTACTTTTAACAGTAATACTAATGTGGCTAATCTATAAGAACAATTAGAATTGTTACTACGTAACAATTAGTTTTCGCTTACGCTCAAACTATTACACTTCGTTTGTTGATAGAATTAATAGATATGAATTAAAGCATTATTACGAATGTAATAATGTAATTGCTTCATGTAGATTGTTTCAGTCAGACGGAACCTAATCGCTGGTTCCATCTAATCTTGACTTCATGTGAGTTCGTCACAGTCGAGACTTGGAAATAGGTAATTGTTTATACACTTAGTTCAATGGGCTCTGACCTTACCCAACCTACGTCGACATCAAAAGTGTTGCTTAAAATATACATTGTACATTATATGTAACACTTTCTACCTCTCGCTTCGTTCCTGTTGCTAAAGAGTTTTTATGAACTGTGTTGTGTTTTTTGACCGCCAACAATGCAATCTATATCAACCAGTGAGCCCAATTTGTTTGATGGCTTCCGCACTCTGGTGCGTCGATCAATATGTACGTGTGCTTCTATACGAGAGCTTTTTCCACAGCGGTAATTTAAACTGGCCCGCTAACCTT